TTAGGAGACATCGTAAGAAGTGGGTTCTTACGGAATTATCTAGTAAACAAAATAAAGTTAGGATTGCACTATGACCAAACTTAAAGAACTAAGACAACAACACAAATACTATAAAAACAAAGTACAAGAAATTGAAGAAGATCGCAAGGCTGATCGTTCAACAGAGTTGTGGAGAATCATTAGAGAACACAAGAAATTAAAATTAAAGTATAAGACGGAGTTATTAAATGCAAGATAATTGGATAAAATGTTTGGAAACAATATTACACCACGAGGGGGGTTATGTGAATCACCCAAAAGACCCAGGCGGAGAAACAAATCTAGGCGTCACCAAGAGAGTTTACGAAGACTTCGGTGGCAAAAAAGATATGAAGGATTTGATCAGAGAAGACGTAGAGCCAATATACAAAAAGAACTATTGGCATAGAGTAAAGGGTGATCAATTACCAGAGGGATTAGACCTATGTGTCTTTGACTTTGGTGTCAATGCAGGAACAGGTAGAGCTGCTAAGTATTTACAAACAATGATCGGCACAGTCGCAGACGGTGGTATTGGCCCTAATACATTGAGAAAGTTAGATGAATATATTGATGAACATGGTTTGATTGAAACAATTAAATCATATCAAGTAGAAAGACAAAAGTATTATGAATCACTATCAACATTTGAAACATTTGGTAGAGGTTGGACAAGACGAGTAATTGAAACTACTAAACTGGCATTGGAGATGAATGACTAAACCTTATCTACATGATGAGTTATTTGAGATAAATGATGATTTAAATCCAATACTCAAAGATGTTGGACCATATCAATATCTATGTATAGACAACTTTTATAAAAGACCTGAAGATATTCATCAACTGTTGTCAGAATCTTGGGCACCAAACTGGAAGTTAGATGTTCATAGAGGATATAATTTTAAAGAATATTACGACTGTCGATTGGCATTTCCTATACAAGATAAAACAATTCAATTTTTAAAAAATATTGAACTTATTAAGAGGGATCTTGGCAATACTTATTGCAGAACGCTATTCACAAATACATTCAGTTGGATTAATCCACCGTCATCAAACATTCAATTTCTTCCACATGAAGATGATACTTTAAATGTTCTTGTTTATATGGACAAAATAGGTTCTGGCGGAACAGCATTTTATGAAAATTATAAATGGAAAAAAGATCACGTTGAAGATATAGATATTAGGCACAATATAGAAGAATTAAAACATCATGTAATACCTTCAGAGTTTAATAGATGTGTTATCTTTAATGGTCGTATTCCACATGGTGGTTATATTGAAGACCATAATCAATACACAAATGGCAACTGGCGTCAAAATTTAGTATATTTCTTTGATCATGCTTGACATTTGTATCAAACTATGATATAATTATGTTATGTTTAATCATTTAGAACCAATACAAATACCAGAGTTAAAGGCAAAAAATATAGATGGAAAAAGATTCTATGAAACACCAGAAGGCGAAGCATACCCCTCAATCACCACAGTCCTCGGACAAAGAGATAAAAAAGGTCTCATGGAATGGAGAAAACGAGTGGGTGAAGAAGTTGCTAATTATGTTGGCAGAAAGGCTGCTAATCGTGGAACTCATCTTCATAATATGGTTGAGGATTATCTCAACAACCTAGAACAAAAAGAATTATCAGAAAAACACAAGAAGAACTTTCTTCCTTGGTGTATGTTTAATGAGTTTAAATCTGTTCTTAGTAATATTGATAACATACACACACAAGAAGCACAATTATATTCAGAAAAATATACGGTTGCAGGTCGAGTAGATTGCATTGCAGAATATGAAGGTGAATTATCTGTGATCGATTTCAAAACTTCATCAAGTTTAAAAAAAGAAGAATGGATTACAAATTACTTTTTACAGGGTGCGGCATATGCTGAAATGTATGAAGAACGAACAGGTACATCTATTGAGAATATAGTTATATTGGTAGTGACTGAAGATGGTTCAACACAAGTATTTAAAAAGAAAAAACATGAGTATCTACCAGAACTGAAAGTTGCAATAGAAGACTTTTACAAGGCAATGGAAGTATGAACCACGCCAGTAGAGCTCTCAATATGAAGTCTATTGTAGTTGATAACTTCTTCCAAGATCCTAAATTAGTTATTGAACTTTCTAAAACATTAGAGTATAACGGACCAGATGATACAGAATATTGGAGAGGTCTACGATCACAAAATTTAAAAGATATCAATAAACAATTTTTTACTGATGTGGCACAGAGAATGCTTTATTCATTTTTTGAAACACATTATAACTATGGAGTTGATGGTACTATGCATTTTCACAAATATAACGAATCTAGTTCAGGTGATGCATATGATGTTCATACTGATGGTGCTCTTTATAGTGCTATTGTTTATTTAAGTCCAGACACACCAATGGATAACGGAACACAACTTTATAGAAAAGTTAATAATGAATATCTTCCTGATGTTGTGTATCACAATAAATTTAATCGTTTAATAATGTTTCCTGGTAATGTTTCACATAGTGCTATGAATTTAGTTGGTGGAAAAGATGACAGATTAACATTAATATTTTTTATAAATCAATTAGAAAGAGAGGGCAAATGATGAAATATATTGTTTTAATTGCAGTCGGTTTATTTTGCTTAGACGCATTCTATTTTCAAAAGGCAAATGCAATAGAATGGAACGAAGCATTTGATGATGCCCATGAAGAAGTATTATTCTGTGGAGATGCTGAAACTGTTGGTTTTTATCTCGGTGAGAAATACGGATTAATGCCAATCACAGCAGGCACGTCTTTTGATATGATGACTAACGAACATCGTTTAACAGTCTTTGCATCAAATCCAGACTTAACAGTAATCGCCATAATTACACAATATGGTGATAAAGTATGTCTAACATCATTAAGTGTTGGACATGTTCGAACAACACTACCACCACGTGGATATCAACCACAATAGAGGAGACTTATACTATGCACAAATACACACATCGTTTTTATGATCTATTAGAAGAAATGAAATCATTACACGATAAGAAAAGACATGACTATGCTCAAGAGGCAGATCCATTTGCCAATTTTAGATTATCAGAATTAGGTGGAATTGATGCCTGGAAAGGTATTGCAGTTCGTCTTGGTGATAAGTATAGTCGATTAATGTCTTTCATTCAAAAAGGTGAATTAAAATTTAAAGATGAAAACATCAAAGATACATTTTTAGATACAGCAATTTATTCTTTAATTGGTCTTATTCTTTATGAAGAAGCACAAGATAATAAAGATCAAATGACTTTTTCTTTTTATGGAGAAGATGAAAAAATAGCAAGTGTTGCTTCAACAACACAAAACTCCACATTTGTAAACGAGGAGTAATGATCCAAACAACTTCTAATTTCAATAGTGCGGTACAATCATTAAGAGATATAGGTGTTGAATCTTTCGACATCTTTACAAAAGAAGAACTAGCATTTCTCACTGATGATAATTATCAACTTGGCAAATATAATGATAACCTAGCAGGTCATATCAAAAAAGAAGTTAAACTAAAATGGCCTAAAGAGTTTGAAGATAAACTACTACTAGGTGTAGCAAATAGTGAAACTATGAAAAAAGAAGTTTATAAACATAAATTAAATAATAGAGATAGTGCTATTATGTTAAATAGTTTATGGATTAATTATCAATCAAAACATGAATTTAATCCTATTCATGTTCATACTGGTCTATTATCTTTTGTTTTATTTTTACAAATACCTTATGATTTAACAACCGAAGAGAATCTTTGGGGTGCAAATATAAAAGAAACATCTAAACTACAATTCTTATCTGTAGATCCATCAGGTCAGATAATAACAGCCAGTGTTGATGTTGATAAAAGTTTCGAAGGTAAATTGGTAATGTTTTCTTCTAGTAAGTGTCATCAAGTTTATCCATTTTATACAAGCGATGATTATAGAATTACCGTTTCAGGAAATATATGTTTTAACATAGACAAGGAGAAAGTATGACACCAAAAGATTTTGCTATTTTAATAGATCAGAAAGTTCAAATGAAGCAGATGACACACATGGATGCCATCTTAGAATACTGTAAAGAGAAAGAAATAGAACCAGATACAGTTAAACACTTAATTAATCGAACACTCAAAGAAAAGATTAAATTAAATGCTGAAGAATTACATTATCTACCAAAGAGTGGTACATTACCAGTATGAACGTCACCTTTATAGATAAAATGGGTTCTGATTCTACAATTGTCAATGCAGCTCGTGTATCATTTAATAAAGAAGTTCCAAGATGTCAAGTTGGTTTAGGTGGTAAAGATGAAAAACTTATTAAGTATTTGGCAGAACACGAACATTGGTCTCCGTTTGCACATGGTAGTTTACAGTTTAGAATTAAGGCACCAATCTTTGTGGCAAGACAGTTAGTTAAACATCAAGTTGGTTTAGTTTGGAATGAAGTTAGTCGTAGATATGTTGATGAAGAACCAGAGTTTTATGTACCGTTTATGTGGCGAAAAAGACCACCAAAGAGTATCAAACAAGGTTCAAGTGAAGAAGAAGTTGAATACGATATTACAAAGTATATTAAGATTGCAAAAAGGTTATATGACAAAATGTTAAAAGAAGATATTGCACCTGAGATGGCAAGAATGGTATTACCACAAAACATGATGACTGAGTGGTATTGGTCTGGTACTTTATATGCATTTGCTCGTGTTTGCAATTTAAGATTAAAACCTGATACACAATCAGAAACGAGAGATGTGGTAAAACATATTGAACATGTAATGAAAGATCAGTTTCCAATATGCACAAAATATTTACTTGATTAATGGATGGATACGAGGTATATAAAACATATTTAGCAATCAAATTGCACTTTACAAGAGATGACTATAATTTTGATCAGTATAATGGTAGGACTAGGGCTTCTTATGATTCCTTTAACAAAAGAAATGATCGTTTCTTTTTTCATCGTATTGGTAAGAAGTATAAGACTGATATTGTCGCTTTCCTTGTTTCTGGTTTTGTGGGTAATCATAATGCTTGGGTGGGAGACCTTAACAGCTCCACCGCAGAACAAAAGTATTTACAGTATGTCAAACGTAGAGATGGTTTCTCATACTATTTCAAGTTAGATATGCAACATCTTATCAAAAAGGCAGATGGTAATTTCAATAAGATATTTAAATGTTATAAAGGTCAACACCCTATTCTATTGAAAAGTTATCTGGCAAAAAAGATTGGTTTAGATACCATGTCTGTTTTACAAAAGATGTTTAATTTTTGTAAAAAGTTTGATAAAGAGATAGAAGAAAAAGTTGTATGGCCAAAAGTCAGTTTGATGGCAAGAAAATATACTACATTTTTAGGTGATAAAGACTATGATAAATTAAAGAATATTATTAAGGAAACAATATGATATTTGATACTATTTTAATTGTTCAACTTACGATGTGTGTTATTATGGGTATAGATGATTGCCCAAATGCCAAACAAGTAAGTATGGAAAACGAATGGACACCTGCATATTATTATTATTCAGATGGTAAAGGTCATATTCATTATGATGATGATCAGTTAATTCATACAGGTATTATTATACATGAACTGGCACATCATATAGAAAAGACAGAGGGTGAAGATTTTAGAGAAGTTTGTATTCAATATGGTGGTACAAACTGTGATATCCATGAGTAAATTATTTTTAATTGGTAATGGTGAAAGTCGAAAGAACTTCGATTTAAATCTTCTCAAAGATCATGGTAAAGTTTATGGTTGCAATGGTTTACATAGAGATTATACACCAGATGCATTAATAAGTGTTGACCCTGGTATTATGCATGAAGTATATGATAAAGGTTATGCATTAGATAATACTTGTTATTATCGTGGTTGGACTTCAATACCTGCAATGATGTATGATGATATGGTCAATACACATATTTTAGATATGAAAGGTAAGTTTGGTGAAGAACCAAAACTATTTGAAAGTTCTAAACCAGAAGGCACACAAGAATTTGTTATACATGGCACATCAGCGTTATTACATGATCAACTTTTAAAAGGTGAACAGAGAGAATATAAAGGTCTTGGTTCCAATGTTTTATTTGTTTCTTGGTTATATCCAAATGATAAAGTAAAATCTATTGAGAAAAATATGAAAGAAAATTATGATGTTGGTTATTCTGCTGGACCTACTGCATTGAATATTGGTTGTCATGTAGAAAAACCAGAACAAGTTTTTATGATTGGGTGTGACATATTTTCAAATACAAGTAAGTATAATAATATGTACAAAGACACCTTACATTATGAAAGTAAAACGACAGGTGCTGTTCCAACAGAAAATTGGTTAGAGCAGTATAAGTCAAACTTTATGATATTCTCTGATATAGAGTTTATCAAAGTAAATGATAAAGAATTAGGTAGTGATAATATCAATAACGAGATAGATGAATGGTTTGATTGTATCAACGTATCATACACTACACAAGATAAACTTATCAACAAGTATTTAACAAATTAGTAATTTATCTATTATAAATAACAAGATTAATCATTACTATTCAAAATACTTTATTACCACATTCGTGGTTGAAATGAAACCTAGGAAATTTAAAAGGAAAAATTAAATGAAAAAATTACTATTAATCATGTCGGCAGTATTTCTATCAGGAAGTTCATATGCAGGCGTGTCAGGTTCTGTTGGAGTAGATTTCTCTGAGAACGCAGCTGATAATGTAGTAGCAACAAAAGACATCGACTTAGATATTTCAAGTGATGTTGGATTTGCTTCTATCGCTGTTATCACAAACGCAAGTGATGAACTTGTCTTAGACGAGTATGCTCTTGGAGTAAAACACACAAACGGTTCTATCAGTTATGGTGACCAAGGTGATATCTTCATCGGTGGTGGTTTGGAAAAAGTAGGTGCTGATACACTTGCAAATCCAAGCGATGCTGGTGAAAGTATTATGGCTATACATAAGAACACCTCTGTAAGATTTAAGTTTACAGACACAGGTGTTGATGTGACAGACTTTGATACAATTCAAGTCAAACATGCAATCAAATTAGGCGATAGTGGTTCTGTTGCTGGTTCAGTTGATCATACAATTGACACAGATCATAACATTTTTGCTATCGAAGGTAAAATTGATGCAGGCACACACACAATAACAACAGTTGCAACGCATGATGAAAACTTAGCAAACCCAACGGCTGCTGAGGCAATTCTTTCAACTAGAGGACTATCTCTTTATATAAACGGAGATGAATCTGATTGGACACAAAATGCAGGTGCAGGATATAAATCAACATACAATTCAGTAGATTGGTATATAGAAGCAGGATACAATATGGATTCTGAAGAAGTGACCCCAGCCGCTGGAGTAAGTGTTAATTTCTAATATTTTAAATAAGGTGGGGCGAAAGCCCCACTTTACGCTTGACAAAGTTGACTATATATGATATAATACAAACTTATATTATGATTA